TAGCTGCGCCAGCCGTTCTTCACCTTCTGCTCAAGGTTGCTGTTCATGCTCCAGAGCTGGAAGCCGTTGGTGTTGTAGAACGGCGCGTAGTACGTCCGCACCCAATCAGCGGTGACGAGATCGGCGTTGCGTGCGGCCGCAAAACTCAAGACGCGCATGTAAACCGATTGCCACTTCATCACGAAATTCACCCACCAAAAAACCTCGTGGTTGGTCTTGATGGGGATTGGCGCGCTGTCGCGCAACCGCTCGAACAATACGACATAGAGATCGGCGAGATGCCGAGGGGAAAACGTGGTGAGAAATTCCGCGAGCAGGTCGGAGCTGTAGGGCTCGCGGGTGATCTCAGCCCCGAAGTACGTAACCACTTTGGCGATGATGTCAGAGCCGAAGAGCTGGTCGTTCAGCTCGCCGTTCACGATGATGTTCTTGCCACCGAGGAGATGCGGCAACAGGTCTGCCGGTCCACGCCAAAGCTTGCCGCGGATATGCTTGGCGTAGAACTCTGGATACTCGTTGATTGAATCATCCGATAGCAGCACAAAGATGTGCTCTTTCTGCGCGCGCGTGGCGTTCTTCAATAACGACACCAGGACGCAGGTGGAATCGATGCCGCCCGACCACATCGTACACAGCGGCACGTTGAGCTGCTGTGCGCGCGCGAGGAGCTGCTTCGCGCGCTCGTCGCACAGCTCGACGTAGCTCTTGGTGGAAACCTGCATACGCGGGAGCGGAAAAAAGGAAGCCGTCCGCACCGGAAGCTTGATGGTCTTGCTGCGGTCAACGGGGGCGATCAGGTTCTGGCCGAAGATTCTGAAGTAATGGATGAACCGATCCATCCCCGGCAGGGCCTGGTGCGGCATCAGGCGAGCAGGCGTGTAATAGGCCAGCCGCATCAGAACATGCTCTTCCTGTAGGTTTCGTGGCGAAAGCTCTTCAAGATCGGCGCCATCTCTTCTGTTTTTGTCGCGTCCCTCACCAGCTTGAAGTACCTCAACCGCAGCAGCTCGGTCTTCGCCAGCTGCTCGTCGTCCAGCTTAGCCTTAAACAAGATTTCATCCGCAGCCACCGGCAAAGGCAGCCCGGCAAAATCGGCATACTGCAGCACGTAGGGATAGAACATCGCCTGTTCTTCGGGGCAGCCGGCAAGCTTGAACGCCTCTGCCTGCTGGCGCTTCTTCTCATAGACGTGCTCTTGCATCAGCACGCCGCGCCACATTGGATAACGTGCGATCGACAGCTCGTAGACGATCTCGCGCAGCGCTTCGCTCTTCAAGATTGCCAGCGCCGAGCGTTCCCGCAGTGCAGGAGTTATTGCCGGCGCGGGCGTCGGCGCAAACCTGCGCGTGTCAAAATCCCAGGCCCACCGGTGCCAGGGCCGCATGTCCTCAAGGCTGAAGTTGATGCCGTAGTTCGGCCAGTTGACGGCGTGAGCTGCTCGCCCTTCAAGCGCTGATTTGGCAAGCGTCGCAACAACAAAAGGTTGATCGGTGAGACAGAGAACCGCCGCCGAGGTCTCATCAATCAGCGCGCTGTACCGGACGGTCATCGATACCCGCCGAGATAACCCCCGAGCCAGTAACGCCGCAGCAGCTCACGCTGCACCGCCGGATGCATGGTGCTGAGCTGCGGGTACATGGCGTTGAGCGCCTGCTGCTGGCGCAGGAGCCGGTAGATCGTCTGCAGATAGGCCGGGTCCTCGTAGCCGCGCGGCAACATGTCGATCATGCGCACCGGTTCTTGATTGCGCGGTAGATCGGGGTCCTCGTCGTGATCGACAACGCCACCTTCGGCGCGGCCGCTGCGCTGCTTAGCGTAAGCTATCGCCAGCGCCTGTTCCCTCGATTGAACGTGCGGGCTCTTCCCGATCTCCCCCATCAAGGTTCGGATGTTCGCGTTGCGAACCTCGTCGCTCGTTCCTCGCAACAGTGGCATTAGTTTCTGTTGCTCCTAAGCTTGTCGCGCAATGCAATCAGCGCGCGCCGGTTTTGCCAATCGACGAAAGCGCGGTTGACGAGGTTTGCTCCAAGCCCAAGCGCATCAATGCGTGCAAGCTCCGCATCGACCTCCGCCAGGTTTACCTCGGGCATCTCGACCTCGATCGATTCGCCGAATATGTCACGACGGTAGGCACGACCCAGGTAATCGATCAAGCGCTGATCCATCAGCTAGGCCCCCGTCGGCGGAAACTTGGTGTTGAGGACCGAAAGCAGGTACTGGAACGCTTGCACGGTGAGCCGCAGCTCCTCGACGAACTGGTCGATCCACAACGGCTCCGTCTGCCCTGGCGCCGGAAATTTTTCGGAGCTGTCTTGAAAGGTCATATCCCGATCACATTCCAGCTAGTGCCGTTGAACCAGGCCAGCACCTTGCTGGTGCCGCCACCGCTCACATTGGCACCGAACGTCAGGGCGCCATTATGATCAGTAACACACGCGATCATCCCCAGGCTTGCCGCCGGCAGCTGTGCCACCGTGATCGGGGTGACCTGAAAGGAGGTCGAATTTTTCAGGTGGTTGGCAATCGAAAACACCGCCTGCGCGAGCTGGCGTTGCAGATTGGCGATGGAATCGCCTCTCATGGACGCCGTCCTGTCGGTTTGATCTTGAAGGTCACCGCTCCCACGCGCGCGGAGAACCCCGCGATCGGCGCCCAATCGTAGCGCATCGCCACATAGCGCGCACGCAGCCGCGGATCGAAGAAGCGTGTCGTCGGCGTGATTGAGAAGGGGCCGTAGGTGTTCACGATCCCTTCGTCGCCGGGATAATTCTTCGCCTTAAAACGCAGCTGCACCTCGCCATTCCTGCCGAACCATTTGAAATCCGGGTGCACCTGGTGCACGGACATCATCTGGTCGCCGGTCGCAATCTCGGTATAGCCGCTCTCAGCATAGACGCCGGTCATGGGCTGACCGTCATCATCGAAGCTGCGCTCATGCTGTTGCACGAGATAGTTGGCGTCCGCGCCGAGCGGCGTGCCCCAGATCGAGTTATCGATCCAGGCCGAGCGCTGCAACGTGCCGCTATCCCATGCATTTTCGAGCGTATTAAGCTTGATGTAGCGCGTGGGCTCGTTCTGCGGCAGCGCTGCTCCGGTCGCGACGTAATCGGTAAGGGCACCAGCATTAAGCTGTGCGCCCCAGATATACGCAAATTGCCCGCTGCCGACATAGTTGAAGGCGCTGCCTGACGCGAGCATGAGGAGCAGCCGCAGTGACGCGGTGCTGTCGGTCTGAAACGTCACAAAGTAGCGATCCCAGCCATTGCCGGTTGACCCGGTCGCGAATGTGTCATTCCTCCTACCGTAACCAATCAGTTGGAACGGAGCTATCGCCTGAGTGGCAACTACAGCGAGGCCGGAGGGATTGAAAATCACGTAGGCATTTGCGCTGCCGCCGGCATCAGCCTGCAGCGCGACCTGGCGCGTCGAACTCTCGTGGATATAAACCGAGAAGGTGTAGATGCGCGGCTCGCCCGCCTTCTGAACACTCTGGTACAGGTTATAGTTGGTAAGGCTGGTACCTACTTCCTGAAGCTCACTCGCACTGTTCGTCCCATCAGGCGCGTTCGGCACTGAAGCGAGTATGGTGGTGTTGGTCCGATTCCAAGCATCGGGGCTGAACTGTTGCGAACGAGCAAGCATATTCGGCAGGTCCGTCGCATCTTTCGGCGGAAAGTAGAATGCGATCTCACCCGTCGTCGAGTTCGCCGCACCATGCGCCTTGTTGAGGTTGATGGTGTCGAGGTTCTCGAAAATAAAATCCCACACCGAACAAGGAATGATCTGCAGGCCACCGTCGCCGAACGACCACACGTTTTTGGTTGAAAGCCAATAGGTCGTCTTGCCCAACGCAACGATCGCATGCGGTGCAATTGCTCCACATCCCTTGCCCATGATGGTGAAGCCGTAAACCAGCGGCGGCCCGATAAAGCTCATCGACCACAGATCGACGTCGGTTAAGAGCAGCGCCGTCTGCGGCGCCTGGATGCCGGCGACGATCTTAGAGCCACGACCGAGCCGATACTGTCCGGCCATATTGCTCACCGTTGCGGTCCACACATCGTAAGTGCCAGCGTCGGACCAGCGCACGAGCAAAGGATCGAGCACGTTGGAGCCCAACGTGGTCTCGGTATCGAACACAATTACCTGCGCCTGCGGCATGGCGACGAACATGCCCAGGCTGTGCTGCGGCGCAGTTGCCGGGGGACCAGCACCGACAATCGTCGTCGATAGTGGACCACTGATTGGATAGGGCGGCGACCACACCTCAAGCGGACCATCCGAGCGCAGCGCCAGGCCGTTCTTCCCAAGATTGTCGAGAAACCAGGTGAACGTCTGCGGATTGCCCATACCGGGGCCGAGCATTGTAGACCCCGCCAGGGCCGGAGCTGGAGGAACGACCTGCCGTTGGATTGTCCAGCCTTCGTAGACCTGGTGGTTGGTGCCGCCGGCGCCGTCGCCAGTGCCCAAGCTCCCCATCAGGAAGGTAAAGGTGTCTACCGTCGGCACGGAGGCAATCGTCACCACCGTTCCCGCCGGGGCCGTGAAATTCACCGTGTCGCTATTCGACACGATGCCGACCTGCAGCTGCGTGCGCTGCACGAACGTGAAGGTGTTGCCGGGAATGAGCCCGTGATTCCTCCACGTCACCGTCATGCCGTTGACGATGTTGTTGGTGAGCAGCGGGCCACCAAGAACCGCACCAGCCTCTGTGTAAAGGGCTGCTTGCGTCATAGCGAAGTGGAACGTCGTACTATTAGGAACGCTGCTGACGAAAAAAGTTGTTCCGACCGGAATGATGCGACCACCGATCGAAAGGTGGCATTGAACCGTGAAGAACTGCCCCAACGTCATACCGTGTGCGGAAGGCGTCGTGACGGTGACGTCGGTCGATCCACTAGTGACCGAGAATGACGGACCGCCTCCAGACACCGGGTCCTGACCGCCGATAATGTTGGGCGAGCGATTTATGGGGTAAGCCTGAAATGCTCCTGCCTGTTGTACCAAGACCTCCAGGGCAACATCGCTAGCGACAAACAAATACGGGAAGCCGTTAAGATCGAGCCAGGCGTGCATGCGCCGGATCATGCCGGCGAACGCCGTCGGCCATAGCCGCTGCCAGCCACCCATCTTTTCCAGAAAGCCGAAGCGCCAACGCACGCGATTGCCGCCGAACCAGCGGCTCGCGGCCTGCACTTGCGTGGCCTGCGAGATAAAACCGGGTTGCGTCGGATTCGCCTTAGCCAGCGGCATGTTTACCTCGGGGCGGCCGCAACCGGCGCGGGCGGCGCCGCGGTGTAGTTAGGGCCCTCGCCGCGCATGCGTGCCGTCTCAAGCATCACGCCTGCCTTGAGCGTGTTGTAGTGCGTCTCCCAGCTCATCGCGCGCTGCGGATCGTCGGCCTGGGCGGAGAAATCGCGCTGGTAGCCGGCGGCAAAGACCATGCAAGCGGCAATGAACAGCTCGGGATAATTGACGCTGAGATAGGTTTGAGGATTGTCGTTAGAGAGCGGCAACGGGCGGATGTCGCCGAGGAACTCCACCGGATAGGCAGCGTCCGGCGTCGGCATGAAACGTACGGTGAGGCTTAGTGTTTGCGGCACCGCCGCCGTGTCGACGGGTGTGCCGATCACCGCGTATTTGATCGGCTGTCCTGGCCGAAATGAGGATTGCGGCCAGAAGAAATCCAGCACCTCGAACGGAATGCGCTCAAGCGGTGTGCGCTTGGTGGTGACGCTGATCGGCTGTGCCGGCGTGCACAGATTGACGCCGCGCAGCTCGATGACCGAGGCCGGCAACGCCAGCTCGCGGTTGCGTGCCACGAGGGTCGCCGGCTGGTTCATCGTCATGGTCTGCTGTAAGAACAGCAAATCGCGATGGATGCGACCCGTTGCATCGAGGAACATCAGCGGCAGGATGCGCTGGAAGTTGTCGTCGGTGTTGTTCAACGGTACTTCGTTGAGCACCTTCAGCGCCTCGACAACCTCATCGTAATTCATCGCACCGCCTCCCCGTAGATATGCGACCGCAGGCTAACCTGGTCGCCATCACTGGTGACGGCGATCGCCCGCACGCAGTAGGTCACGCCGGGTATCAGGCCGCCGATTCGCTGCATTGTACCCGTCTGCTGGACAGCGCCGTCAGGTGTAAACAGGAATGGCGCACCCTGCAGGCGGTGCGGATAGAAGCTGTCAGCCCCCTGCACCACACTAATCGCCCAGGTCGTGCTGACGAGCTTCTCGCTAGAGCCAAGATCGTTGACAAAATCGAAGCCGTAGACCCGGCTCTCGTCCTGGTTCATCGGCTTGAAATCGCGCCCGCAGTACATGATCGTCTCCTACCTCTTGTCAGAGCGCCGCACTTCGTTTTTCAAAATCTCATCTGCTTTGACGATGGTGAAGAGCCTGGGATCGAAGATAAACGTCGGCTGATCGAACCGCGCCGGTGTGAGGTGAAAGAGCGGGTGAAAAATGATCGTCGGATCAAAATAGAAGGTCGCTTGTTGCACGAACGGCGGCTGCAGTGTCTGATTAGGCGGCGCTCTCACCGTCGGGTCGAAGTACCAGGTTGCCTGCTGCACGAACGGCGGATTGAGTGTGCGATTAGACGGCGCCCTCACCGTCGGATCGAAGTAGAAGGTCGCTTGCTGCACGAACGGCGGATTGAGTGTGACGTTGGGCATGATCCTATCTGATCCTCACTGCGGTAATCGCCCCATTCGCATTGATGCTACCGGGCGTGAAGCCAGCCAAAGCAGTGATATAGAAGGTGGTAGCACCGCCAGCCAAAATCACTTGAGGAGGACAGGCCATGAAGATGCCACCAGCGTAGTTGAACGGCGCCGACCCCCAGAAGACCTGCGACGCATCGCTGAGCGGGCTGCTCAGAATACCGTTTGCAGTGGTGCTGCAGCTGATCCAGAAATAATTGACGGCCGTAGCTGCACCGCCAGTGAAGCCCACAGCCCCTATAATCAGCCACTCGCCTGCACTGAGAGCGATGTTGGCCAGCGAGAGCGCTGTACCGTTCACCAATGCAAGCGAGCCAGAAGTGGCCTGCAATCTTTCGCCGATAGCACCAGAGGCCGGGGCAGCGCCGGCCAACCCTCTGAGATTTGGTATGAGGACGGAGCTATCCGAACGTCTGATCTGAAATGGCACCGTAAGCGCGGCGCCAGCATCGGTGTAGGAGTTCAGCGTGAAATCCGACCCGGTGTTGCTGCCACCCTCCGCAGCCACGTCGCCCAGCGCCAGATTCCAACGCAGGAGAGATGCGTTGAAGCCGCTGATATTGTTGGCCTGGCCGCTGGCGCTTTTCTGCAATTGGATAAGAGAATTGCCGGCCGCCGGCTTGATGTTGAGTTGACCGCTAAGCGTGACCTGAGCGTTCGCGCGATTGATCGTGAGCGGCGTGTCGATGAAAGAGCCGGCGTCGTTAAATCTGCGGAAGTTGACGTCGCTTCCGACGTTGCTGCCGGTTTCGGCAGAGCCGTCACCGAGTTCGAGCTGCCATCTCGGTAGCGAGATCGAGCCGGCGTATGACGTGAGGGCAGCATGATTGCCGGTGGCCTTGATGAAATCAATGTCGGGCGCAGTGAAGTTGAGCCGCAGAATGCCCGTCATCGTGTCGCCGGCCTTGAGCACGTAAGGCCCGGCGCTAATCGCTGCCGTCACGAACGCGGTCGTCGCTATGCTGGTGTCATTATCGCCGGGTGAAGGCGTCGGCGCTTTCGGATCGCCTGTGAACGTGGGCGACGCAAGCGGTGCCAATCCACCGATCGCGTTCTGCACGAATGCCGTCGTGGCTATCGATGTATCGTTATCGCCAGCCGTTGGCGTTGGCGCCTGGGGATCGCCGGTGAGCACCGGGTTGTTGATTGGGGCGCCGCCGACACCGGTCACATCGGCCAGCGTCATGGTGACGGCGCCGGTGCGCGTATTCCATGACGTGACGCCAGCGGCAGCCGGCGTCGACCAGATCGTGTCATAATCGGTCGCGGAGTTCTTCGTCAGCACCTGCCCGGTGCCGCCGCCGATGGGCACGCCAGGCCCGGCTGGGCCAGGCGGCCCCGGAGAGCCAGGGTTGCCGGGATCGCCCTTGTCGCCTTTGGCACCCTGCGGACCAGGCGGCCCTGGCACCGTGCTGTCGGCGCCAGGCGGCCCAATAGGACCAGGCGGACCAGGCGGACCAGCTGCGCCCACATCGACCGTGACGTGAAGCAGGCCGCCCATTGGGTCGTCGGGCTGGGTGACGCTGATCGCAGCGATATCGGTCGTCGCCGTGAGCTGCGCTGTAACCAGCAGCTCCGTTACTTCGATCGAGGTGATCTCCGCGGTCTCGATGAGGTCGGGCATGGCGCCCTCCCTTACGAGCTATCGGTCACATCCGGTGTGACCGATACGGGGCCGGCGACCGGCGTTCGCACGTCGCCCGAGGGGTAGGTGAGCTGCAGGTCCCACACGCCAGCCGGCGGCAGGTTCATGCTGTCCTGCGCCAAGAGCGCGACGGCGATCGTGTTCGGCGGCGTGATGGTGCACACGAGGTTGATGATCGTGTTGCCGGCAGGACGATCGCGTATCTGCGCCTTGGCAACGACGCCGGTCAGGTCGAGCGGCAGGTTGCTGCTGTCGAAGAACTGCAGCTGCATCGACGAGCTATCGCCCCGGTACAGGTCCATCGGCAGCTGTGCTGGTTGCATCGGTTCACCTGCCGCATGGGTCGATGCGGTCCGAGCGCTCAACGTGCAGCGGTGGCGTGATCACATGGGTGTAGGGGAAGACCGCCTTGCGATTTCCAGTGACGCTGTCGTAGTGCACATCGAGCAGCAGCGTCTTCGCGCGGTTGAAAATCTCATTGAACGCCGCCTCGGCGTCACTGCGCTTGGCGATGCCCTGGCGGATCGAATTGAGCAAGATGCTCACACCGATGTCGCGCGTGACATTGAGCGGCGCGCCAGAGATAAGCTGACCGACCTTCTCATACAGAAGGAAGCCATCCGGTGGTTTCAGCGGGTCCTGCATTTTCTCCTCCTCAGTACGAAAAGATGCCGGTCGCGTTCCATTGCATGAGGACGTTGCCGCCAGCAGGCGAAACCGGCAATCCAGCCGTAGCATCGTTGCAGAAATAGACCAGCCGCCAGGTCGTGTTTGCACCGGCATTGTGCCGATAGAGCACGAACGCCGCGACCGGCTGGTTGACGACAAGGAACGTGATCTGGTCACCAGTAAACACCGCGAAATTCGGCGGCGTGCCGAGGTTGAACGTGTTGTTGGTGACCTGCAGTGGCGTGCCGATGACGTTGGCACCGAGGTCGGAATAAAATGAGTTCGCCTGATTGTAGGTGTAGCCCGAGGTCAGCAATGCGCAATAGACACCGTCCTGCGCTGTCGTCTGGTCGAGCGATTTCAACGTCTGCGCTTCTTGCCAGGCGGCTTGCTTCCAGTTCGGATACAAATTAAACGCCATGGCCGTCTCCTCAAATCTGGAAAATTCCGCTCGGATTCCACGACACGATGACGTTGCCGCCTGCGGGTGTGACCGGCAGCCCATAGCCGGTGTTGTCGTAGAAGAAGACGAGCCGCCAGGTACTGTTCGCGCCGCTATTGTGCCGATAAAGCGCTAGCGCATTGATCGTCCCGCCGGTGACGGAGATGAAGGTGCAATCATTGCCATCGAAGACCGGGGCAAGCGTGGTAGGGGGAACGCCGGTCGGGATGAGGGCTTGGGCGACCGTGGGGCTGGTGATTTGCAGCGAGGCGGCGACATTCGCGCCAAGGTCGGTGTAAAACTGGTGCGCAGTGTTATAGGTATAGGTGTTGAAAACCAGCGCACAGTAAACGCCGTCTTGCGCTGTCGTCTGATCCAGCGATTTGTTTGCCTGCGCCTCCTGAAAGAGCGCCTGCTTCCACTTCGGATAAACAGCAACCATCGTTCTCTCCTCAGGGAATCTTCGGCGGCACGTATGGCGGCGTGGTCTTGTCCGGCCCGTGCGGTTCGGTGCGTGGATGCATGATCGGCACCGGATCGGCCGGCAGCTTGACCGGGCGCAGTGTCGGGTTCGGCAAATCCCAGCAGGTCTCACACACCAGGAAGCCGGTACGCAGTATCTCGCGACCGCGAAATTGGGTCTGCCATTTCAGGTCGCGGTGGTTGTATTGGAAGCCGCACTGTTCACAGATCGCGAACGCAGAAGGACGCTGCGGGTCAACATGGGCGCGGCCTTTTGGTGCGAAGCTTCCCATTACGCTACCTTCTCCAGCTGACACACCTGAAACGCCTGCAGTTTCTTCACTCGCCGCTGCATCTCACAGAACTCGCCAGCAATCTGATAAAGCTCAAGCGCGGTCATGGTGGGCGGATGTTCGATCAAAAGGTCGAGCCCGCAACACGGCAAGCCCAAGCACAGATGCGTGGTAACCTCGCCATCGTCGCCCACCGAATATCCACGCAGCCGCGGATAATGCTGCTGTGGCCAGGCATCACGCGGAAAATCAGCCATCACTTCTTCTCCTTGGCCTCAAACTCTGTGATCTTGTTCTGCAGAAAATCGCGAATGGCGCGATACTCCGCCACTCCGATCTCGCCCTTTATGTGCTCGGCCTTGAGCTGCGCTAGCGATTGGCGCGCCTGCGGCAGTGTGTGCATCGGATATTTGTCAAGCATCAGTACACCGCATCTGTGTAGACACCCATCGCCGGCACGATGCGCAGCGGGGAATTTTCGACGTCACGATTCTTGGCCTTATCGAAAGCGCCGACCGCGCGAGCGGCCAGCTCGTCCATGCGGGCCGGCGCGTACAGTTCAGCAAGCTTGAACGCGAGGCCGGCGGTATACGCCTCAAGGAAGCGATACGGCACCTCGGCGTTCATGCCGCTGGGGATGCTGGCGTCCTGCAGCTGCCGCGCGCGGAAGTACATCAGCGTGCGATTTTGCGTGTCGTCGGGCGGCTGCCACAGCGTGATCTGCGGCTGGATCAGATGCTGAAACCAGTAGATCGTCGGCGTGCCAGGCGTGGTCTTGTCGGGATATGCCCCGTAAGTGTCACGATCGATCGAGGTGAGGATACGATCGCGGTGGGTGGTGCCATCGCTCTGGAGCGTCCTGATCCAGGTCGCCATGATCATCACGGTCGACGGATCGACGTCATAGGTGTCCTTGAACGGGGTGAGCGGCGTCTGCGCCAACTCGACCGTCCACAGATTCACCTGCTCGTTCGACCAATCCACCTGCAGCAGGTTTGCCGCCATCGCTGCGTCGAATAGGTGTTCGACGCTAATCGCGTTGCGACGAATCTGACAACGCCCGTAGGCCGCGATGATGATGTCGGCCAGCGCTGGATTGAAGGTATAGGTGTTCGTTGTGGTCATACGAGCACCACAGGAATCGGGATCAGCGGCGCCATCGGCTCCGTGCCTTGGCCGACGATTTTGATGTTCTGTGTTTGGACGGGGGCAACCGGCACCGAGCCGTCGGTGATCACCACGATGGGAATCGCGGCGTTACCCTTTTCCGGCGTCGTGCCCCCACCGACCTGGTGCACCGGCAACGCCATCACGGGCGCGTACGGCGCCGGCGCGGACGGCACGGTGCCCACCTGCATCGTCGTCAATGTCAGCGTCGGGGCGATGCCCATGCTGCCTCATCCTATTTCTTGGAGAGGCCGAGCAACGGGCTGTGAGGAGGAATGTCTCAGCGCACCCGGCCTCTCCTATCCCGGCGTGGGGCCGCCGAGAATCCATTAGCTCACGTCCATCCCCGGATACTTGCGCTCGACCTTGCGCTTGATCGTCGCCTGCTCCCCGGATGAAGCGAAGCGTTTGCTGTACGAGAGCGCAGCACGGGCGCGGCCGGCAGTGTCTAAGGGGTATGAGCCCGGACCCTTGCCGCCCGCGCCCTTGCCTTTGCCGGGCAGACCGAAATCGCTGGACGGCAAAGCCTTGCGTTGCGCAGTGGTGATGTGGCCGCCGGCCTTGAAGCGCTGCTTCACAGCGCCGGTCTCGCCGGCCGGGTGCGAATTGAGAGGCAGACGATCAATGGTGCTGACGCCGCCGCCCCTTGCTCTCCGATCGGGACGGTGGCGCGCAGCGCTCCCTGTTGCCTTGGAATGGAATGGCTTGCGTAGCTTGCCGCCGCGCTTGCGCTTGATGATGCCGAGATACTTATCGCGGTCCTCAACCTCATCGCGTTCGATCGGAGCTTCGCCAGGCGGTCGTGCCATCGCTACTCACCCCTTTTTCATGAAGTGGCCACGGCGGAACGTCGGCGAGCGATCGGGACGCCGAGACGCGCCGCCGCTCACCTTGGAGTGGAACGTATTGCCGGTGACCTTCTTCGGATTAGGCGGCCAACGTGGGGGCTTACCCTCTTTGCAAGGCTCCGCCGCTTCACCGATGAAATCATCCATCAGGTCGCGCGGCGAGTTGCCGAGCGCACCGCCACCGCGGTATCGCGCCATCAAACCCTCCTCACGCGCGGCTCGCGTTACGACGTCGGGTAGGTCCCGTACACCGAACGCCAATCGAAGTAGCTGAAGGTGTAGCGCTCGCGTCCCTTCACTTTCAGATTGTCCGTATCGAAATCGACGTACATGTCCATCTCGAACGGCACGCGATCGTAGTAGATGAGGCCGCGCTTGTCGGTTTTGACGAACCACGCGAACGGCGATGTGAGAAACTCATTGACGATGTAATCGCGCAGACCACCGCCAACGTGTTGGATCGCGTTAACGTCGTTGTCATTTGTTCCCGGGCGCAGCTCGGTCCGAAGAAGGCGCACGATCACTTGCTCGAGCGCGGCAGGCACGAGCACCAGCTCGGCGCGCGCCGCGACCTTGATGTTGCGCTCGTCGACCCAGGTGTTGCGGATGTTGGTCATCGCCGTAAGCAGCGTGCTCTCGTTGAGGTCCACGTCTGCCGCCGGACGATTGCCGACGGTACCGACGTCAATCGGATGCGCGGTCGAGAACAGCGCCTGGCCGTCGCCACCGACGGTCTGATCGTAGACGGAGCCGTTGTTGAAGATGTTCGCTGCGTAGATTTCCTTGGTGACGGCGAACACGTCCTGCAGGCCGAGGTTAGACGGATTGAACTCAGCCTTGTATTGATTGTCCTCCACGGCCTTCCTGGTGATGATGTAGCCGAGGCTCAATTCCTTCATCTCCGCGCTGTACATCCAGCGCTCACCAGCTCGCTCGTCGAAGTAGGTGCTCTGACCTTCGCTCTTCTCACGCGCGAGCGGCAGATACGCCATCTGCGTGCGACGTTCGAGGGCCATCTTCGATGATCGCTTCTCAAAGAGACGCGACCACTTCGTTTCGATCTTGCGGTAGCGGCCCTCCACGGCAGCGAGGCCGGGGAACAGCTCGTTTTTGATCGACGCCATATCAATAGGCATGCTCGTTCTCCCTTAAGCCTGCGTTGCGGTCAGATGCCCGCGCCCGGCTGATTGAACCAGTTGTTCGGTGCGACCTCGACGATGTTGAAGTTGGATGTGCTGTCGTAGCCGTCGGACGTGTACACGCCGAAATTTCCCAGCCCGACCATGCGCCAGGGAACGGTGGCGCTGACGCCCTTGCCACCATCGTTGAGCGCCATCTTGGAGAAGCCCGAGGTCGAGGCGTTCACCACGATGTCCATCGTTGCACCGACGTCGGCGAGCGCGAGGGTGCCGGCGTTCGCCTGCGCCTCGAACACCACGTTCGGATCATCGATGATGAAGACGTCGACCAGGCCGACCGCACCCGAGCCCGGCCAGTAGTTCGACCAGATCGGATACCCGAGCGCGCTGTTGAGGTAGTGGCAGCCGACATAGACGCCGAGCACGACATGGCCGTCGGCGGGTGCGGCAATCGCGACGGTGCCGTCGGCGAGCGCTTTGACCAGGTCGCCGCGGTTGAGCGCGCCAGCGGTGTTCTGCGCTTTGCGTTGGGTGACGTTGCCGCTCCAGGCGGCGCCATCAACACGGCGGACGGGACGGAAACCGAAAGGAGCCTGGGTGTTCGGCATAGGATGCCCTCCAAAGGTGACATCCCCCTCGCAATCGAGGGGGTCGTCGGCCTTTGGCGGGTTCCGCCGCGGTACCGC